GACTGCAAATCCTTGTACCCCGGTTCAATTCCGGGCGAGGCCTCCAATCTTTTCAACCACTTATGTTTTGTCGTTTAGACAGATTTTCGGAAACTGTCTAAGACGCGCCGACTTTCAGGGCGATAATTTCCGCCATTGGCCCCGTTACGGCATTCAATTCTGCGCTCTTGCCGTACAGCAATGGCATCGTTTCATCTTCCTGGCCGAGATATTGCGCCACCTGTTCCGTGCTGTAGCCCGCATCGCGGAGGATCGTCGCTACCGTATGGCGGCATCCGTGAAGGGTTATATCGCTGCGGACGAGAATCGGCCTGTCTTTGGTGGCGGTCGAAAGCTTGGCGCGCAGTTCGTTGAACCGCTGGTGATAGCCTCCGTAAGCCCATGGCGTGCCGTCCGCCTTCAAGGCGAGCGTTACCGAATCACCACGAGGGCGATTGTCCAAAATCCTTTTCAGCGGAGCCGGTACGGGGATCGATACGAAGACGCCACGCTTGTTGGTCTCCTTGCGGATCGATCGGCCGTCATAATCCTTGGAGCTGATCGTGAGCGCGTCCCCTATTCGGAAGCCGAGGTAGATGCATAGCGCCAAAGGCACCAGGACAGTCGCTGAGGCGTTAGCGAGCATGTGGCGGCACTCATCAGCCGTCCACGGCTTGTTGCGCTGTGGGAGCTCTTGTGGGCGTTTTGCGTAGGGGATGCCCTTGATGCGATGCTCAGAAATCCAGCCTGCCTCTTCCGCGCAATCCATTAACAGCTTCAGGATCGTCAACGTCTTGTTGGCGAACCGATATCCCTTTTCCTCTGATGTGCGATTACGCAGCTCGACAGCAAACGGCTTTGTCACGTCGATAAGCGCCGTAGAGCCAACCGTCTCCAGCCAGGTCAGCACCTTCCGGTAATCCGCCTTGGTGCTCTCGCGCAGGAATTTCCATCTGTCATCCTGATCGTAAAGCAGAATGGCACCGTCTATGGTGCCGTAGAAGTCATCTGCTTTCGGCTTGCCTCGAAGTCGCTCGACTTCTTTTTTGAAGGCAGGCGTGCCCCTTTGGGCCTCGATCTTCTTCCCGCTCTTCCGATCGTAATGATACCAGACGTCGCCGATCTGATACGACTTGATCCCCTTGATCCCGTCACACCACATGCGCCGTCTTACTCTTGGTCGCGCCAACTCCTAGCCCTTTCAGCAAGGTTTTCGGGTCGGTGGCACCTTTTGACATGCTGACGCGCTGATCAAGCCATGTGTCAATCAGGCGAATATCGTAGAGAGTTTTCCCGGATCGGGACTTGATTGCTCGTCCTGAATAGAAATCTTCAAATTCCTCAATGGTCATGCTGCAATAAGCGGCTGCCGCTTCGACCGGGATAAGCCGGGGCGCAACGCCATAAGCGAGGCAGGCGGGCTTTTTCATCCCCGATCTCCACAGAACTTATCCACAGGTGCACGCTTTAGGGCATTCCGGCTGGTGATCATCGTATAGCCGTCGGCGAAGCGGACCTCGCAGCTATTCATGGTTCCGCGAGCGCGCACCTCGCACGGCTGGCCCTTCCGACCTTGGCGATCCCACCGGTAGATGTAGGGCAGGTGATCGGTCATTAATTCACCTTTCGTTCTCGCGCGGTCACCTGCTGATTACCTCACCAGTGCGCGTGTCGACGACGTCGCCATTCATTTTGCGCCGGAATCTCTTGTTGAAGCCGCCGGCCTTGTCTGGCTTGATGCCGAGATGCTTCTTCCGGGTACGGGCGATCTTCGATTTTACGGCAACCTCTGCTGCAGTCTTTTTCCTGTGCGGCTCCTTCAGGGCGGGGAAGAGATTGCTCTCGCGGTGCTCTCCGCCAAGGATGAGCGAAACCCGATGATCGAGGTCCCAGGCATCGCTGACCGGATCTATCTTGCGGCCTGTCAGGTGGCAAACGCCATTCTCCCGGTCGAAAATGCGCATACGCACACGGTCCGGAACCTTCTGGTCATCGTGCTTGCCGATCCACTCGGGGACTGATCTAGCCATCGGCATCCTCCCCCTGCGAGGGCGGTGCTGGGACATCATCCTCGAAAGGCACTCCGAAATCGTCGTCGTATGTCGGGTCAATCAGCCCTTCACCTTCGCATTCGAAGCATGTGTCTTCGTCCTGGCCGCAGATGCAGTCTCCCGGCCAGCAGTCGCAGCGGAAGTATCCGAGGCCACCACAGGCGGGGCATTTCGAGAGTTTGTCCGTCATAGGCGTGGGTCCTTCACACCGAGAACTTCACGGATCTCGCGCTTCGCAGCCGCTCGGCCAAGCTCATAGGCCTTTTCAAGGAAGGCGATCAGCGCATCGCGTCGGTAGATATCCTGCTCGGTGTTAACGAAGGTCTGCTCGCCGTAGGTATAGGCGCCGAGCGGCGTAACCTTGCATTCGGTCCAACCCTCGCCATCCTTCGCCATCGAGTGGTTGTTCCAATAGGTTAGCTGGCAGAAATCGTAACGTACGGTGTGCTCGCTCATGGCTTCGTCTCCGGAGTTGCGGTGGCGGGCGGAGCGGGAAGCGGTTGCCAGTGTGTAACGAACCGATCTAACTGGCCGTGAACGCGGAAGCACTGCTTCGCCGCGTCGTAGAAGCCGGTGCGGTAGCCCCAGCCGCCGCCATTACGCTTTTCACGATCGAGAAGGCCACAATGGCCATTGAGAAATACGGACACGTCTTCGCTGTCGTGGCCCTGCTCGCCCGGAAGACGCTCGTTGACGTCGATCCAGGCATCCGCCCGCACATTATCTGCGGGAGTGGGCTGGCCTTCCTCAATGACCTTCGCCCTGAACATGGCAACGCGCTCGTTGAGCCATTGGCCTTTCGGGCGAACCTCTTTGTGGGCAAGCGGTTCATAGCCCATGGCGGCGGCAATCCCCCGCCAGGTCGCGGCCTGCTCAATGAAAAACGGTACAAGCCCCACGAGTTCCGCCGCTTCGTCATTGATCGGCCGTATCGCGGCTTCTAGGCGCTCGCACCTCTCGCGCGATGGATTGCCTACAGTGACCTTCCGGCGGCGCGCTCCTTCGATCTCAAGGCGCGCATCCTCAAGCTCTGCTTCCAACTCGGCAATACGGCGCATCTGGCCACCCACCACCGGATGATCGGCGGGAGCGGGCCGCAGCTGCGCTTCGGTATCAACCCAAGGCTCATATCGGCAAAAGGTCGGATCGACGGCTTGGTAGAGCTGGTGATAGGCCTCCGAGACATCATTGCGGATCAAGGCGTCACGCATCGCGATAACGGTCTCAGCAGTCAGGGTGACGCCCATCGATTGTGACGAGGGCGGTGGGGACTGCGGTATCGCGTCCCACGCGTCGATCATCTCTTTGATGACCTTTGCATCCGCGGCCGACATCTTCGGATCTTGCCGGAGATTGTAGAGCGTGTTGGCCATCGACGTTCCGACATTGCGGACGGATGAGAGCCACTGGGCGAATTCGGCGGAGGTTGTCATGATGTCTTCTCCCGATCAGCCTTGTGCATGTGTTGACGAACACGCCACCGCAGCGCGCCGACGGTCTTTGACATGTCGATGACGTCGTTCAGTCGATGGAGGACGCCAAAGGCCTCCAGCTTGCCAATGAGCCGGAACACCTCAAGATCAAGCTGGTTGGCCTCCTCCTGCATCTTCGTGCGCCTGATACGCATGGCAGGAGGGACGAGGCCTTCGAAATCTTCTCGACCCATGTCACACCTCCGGGAATGCGTCGTGGGTGACGCCGTCGATCGTGCGCCCGGATAGCTTCTTTCCGATCCGGCGAACCGTTGCGCCGTCTTCGAACTTGAAATGATCTCCAGGACCGGCGACCTCCGAGACCGACACCCACTCGCCGTTCTGCTTATGGTGGAATGGCACCGACCACGCAGCGCACTGATCACGCAGCTTACGAAACCAGTCCGGATGAGTGGGGCGCGCCTTATGCCCGCCCTGGTCGGTTTCTCCTCCGGTGATTACCCAGTCGATGCCGTAGATCAATGGAGGATCGGTCGGCATGCCACGGCACCCGCACATATAACCGTTGCAGCACATCGGCGGTCCGCCAGGCCAGACGCTATTCGGCCATTCGAGATCGATCTCACCCACAAGTGGTTCGCAGGAAAGGAAGGCGAAGAGCGGATTCGTCTCGTGCTTCGCACGCAGCAATGCCGGAATGTTGGTATCGGCCCGCTTCTGATCCTCGATGGTCGTTCCGATCGCCGCGTTGCTCGGCAAGCCGCCAGCCTCGGTTGCAAGCTTGATGATGTTCTGAGGGCGCTTGGTCAGCAGCAGGTAAACAAGGCGCGGCGTCTTGCGCATTACCTCAAAGGCGTCGGCGCGCCATTGCGGATCCCACTGATTGTCAAAGACGTCAGCGAGAGAACAGCAGAAGACAAATGGACGATCACCGTCCTTTTCGGCTTGGCGCTGCCACCTTAAAGGATCATTCCACGTGCTGGCGCCTGTCCTGGAGAGCGTCCCCTTTTGTCCAGGCTTCCCCCACTGCACACGATGATATCGGTGATCCATCATCGCTTCCGCATAACACCCGTCGCACGCGGGGCTGACCTTGGTGCAGCCTATCACCGGGTTCCAAGTGTGGCGCGTCCACGAAATTGCAGAATTCTCAGCCATTTGCGTCGGCTCCCAAATCATAGATCGAGCATCCGAGCGCCTCTGCGTAATAATCCAGCGCGCTATCCAGGCTCGTGTTCCCGTTGAAGATCGCCCGCATGGACTTCGAGATGCTGTTGGCCTTGGCTTGTCCTTCAGGAGACATCGCCTTGATCCGCGGTGCCCATTCGTTCTCGATCGCCTTCAGCGCTGCGCCAGAGGTTTCGGTATCGGCAGCCATCGGCAGCACGTCTCGGGCGAACTGGATGAGCAGACCGTTCTCTGTCTCAGGTGCCGGCGATTCCGACGGCGGGTTAGGATCTCCGGCACTGTCCGATACTCCAGCGGCGGCAGAAGTATCGGAAGAGGTGGAGGAGACCGGGGCGGGTCCGGTCTCCTCGTCAGACGGCGGAGGAGGCTCGTCTGACGTATCCGACGGCGGGGGCGGTGCGTCGGATTCGGTTTCATCATTGAGTATTTCGCCATCCAAGCCCGTCAGCGTCTGTTCAGTCTCCGAGTGGACGAACGAACTGTCAAAGCCTTCACGATCGCCGGTGGGCTGCTGGGTGGCGTTCTGGCGCAAGCGCTGCATGACGGTCGGCTGCGGAGTGATATCACGGGCGTTGTCGGGGCCTTGGAACTGCTCGGCCTCGTCTCGGTCATACACCCCAAGGATAACTTCCGGGGTGTGCCGGCGTCCCCATGCGCGGCCAGTGTAGTAGCAATGCTGCTGATCTGGATCGGACTTCCACAAGGGCGAGTTCTTCGGGGTTATATCCTTGAACTTCGGCGATCGGACTTCCAGAACCTTTCCATCCAGCTTGCCAGAAGCGATACATACCTTGTCAGCGCCTTCACCCTCGAAACGGTATTCAAGCCGCCCCTCAATCCCAGACCGCGTGTTAATGACGGCAATGATGAGCTGCGCCTCGTAGGCGATCATGCCGTTCACCTGATAGGACTTGGAAGCAACCGCAAAAGGGTTCATCTGCCAGTCGAGGGCCTGCAGGGATACGGCCATGCATGCGCCGGCGTTCCCGCGCAGGTGCTTCGGAAGAGCGATATCGGCTCGGCACATCACCTCGGCGAACTTAACGACCTCGGCCAGGTTCTGCGGGGCGATCTTCGCGCCGGTCGAGCCGGTGGACATGCCGACCGAATCCATCGGAAGGCGTTCGGTGCGTTCTGCGAGTTGGTTCATTATCGCGCTCCCAGGTAATGGCGCGCGGTATGCTTCTCGTCAGCGCCGAGGTCAGATTTGTGGGCAACCCAGTTCAGGTAGTCCCACGGCAGGTTTGCCCATTTGTCGCCCCTATGCTTGCCGAAGGTGACGTCTCGCAGCAGGACTGGCGCTGTGGTCAGGCGGATAAGCTCTTCGACACCCTCGACCAGCAGCAGGCGATCGAGCAGATGGGCGGTGACAAACGTGTCAGGGCCGGCGCGGTGAGGTGGCATGGCCCGAGCAGTGTCCTTGAAGTAATCATCCAGCTTGAGCCAATACCGCAGCGTCTGGTTCGAATGCCCGGGCGCATCAGGGAAGATGTGCTTGGCGCACTGCATCGTGCAGATCCACGGCAATCCGCCGCCAGCAAAGAACGCCTGTTCGAATTTGCAATTGTGAGCGGCGAAGACGTCACCGGGCTCCATGCCGACCATAAGCGTACGAAGCGCCACGTCAGGCGGCACGGCATTAGCAACATCAGCATCCGAGATGTGATGGATAGCGCGCGTCTGTGGCGGGATAGGATGCCCCGGGTTGACGAGGAATGAGAACGTCTCTCCGACCTTCCAATCCGAAGTCAGATCGGTGTAGCCGACCTCGCATATGCCACGCACAGCGTCTTCGGGAAATCCTGTGGTCTCGAAATCAACTACGCGGATTCTCTGCATCATCGATCGCCTTCTTGATTTTGATGTTGATGTCCCGAGCCGCGCTAATCCCATACGGTCGGCGGTCGTGGTCTTCGGGTGGACTGAGAGCGGCATTAAAGCCGGCGCACCAGCAGAGGAGATCGGACAATCCGTTGCTAAGGATCTCAGCTTCCTCTTTGCTCATCTGGACGGTCACGGAGGTCATGCGGCCTCCAGCGCGGTCTTGATCCGCGTCTTGGCCCAGCTGGGCATTTCCGTGTAGGAAACCTCACGCTCAAAGCCGTCGAAGCCAGGCCAGCGGTTTTCCTTCAGGCAGCGCTTGACCAGTTCGATAGCCACGCGGGCCTGACGCTCGCCGAGGTCGATATCCTCATCCTTCAACTGCAGGACGCGAACGTCATATGGCGGGGCCTTCTCGACGAAGACGAAAGTGAAGCTCGAAAAAGCGTCGGCTCCGAGAACATGGCGAACGATCATCCGCATCAGGCCGGCTTGCACGTGGTAGCCGTGATTGAAGATCGCTTTGGAGATGCTTTCGTCGTCGACCGACGCAGCAGTCTTCAGGTCCACGAAGTCGCCGCTGTCGTTCGGGACGACGTCCGGACGAGCCTTCAGCCAAATATCGCCATCCTTGCAGAACAGGCTTCGTTCGATACGACCGTTCAGAATGCCGAGGCGGATTGCCTCTTTCCGTTCGAGAGCCTTGGCAATCTGACGGATATGGCCGATTTCGGTATCGGTGATAACGACCTTGCCCGCGCCGGCCTGCTCAGCAAGCCATGCCTTGCACCAGTTGGACTGGCCGCTCCACGGCTTCTCGCCGCCTTTGCCGTCAGGGTAGGCCGCCGGCCGGAGCGAATAGCGTTCCTTGAAGCCCTGCTCGCCAAGGAGCAGCATGTGTGCGGCTTTGCCGAACTCCAACGCTGACGAGCTATCGTCTTCGAACCGGTCAGGGTTGTAGGGCGAATATGCCCAGTATTCGGAAGGGCGATGAAGTGCTGCACGAAGGCCAGAACTGGAGATCGAGAATCCGTCAAAGAGATCGACGTTCTGGTGGTAGTCCTCGATCGGGACGCCAGCATAGACGCCTCGGCGGATGATGGTCTTGCCGTTCCATTTCTGCTCAGCTCGAAGGCCGGCGACGATCCCGCCCGCGACCGATCCGACCGACTGGAAGGAGTCCTTGTCGATGATCTTATCCACGGCTGACGTTCTCCTGATTGGCGAGCTCCATCTGGCGAAAACTTTCGCTGCAGCTCGGGATCGATACGAAGGCGATGACGGCGACCAAGATCACCAGCATGTGGTAGGCGATGATCGAGTAAAACTGCCGGTCGCGTGCGGCCTGAGCGGCGGCGCAGCGGGCGTTGATGTCGGCGAGGCGGGCTTGGATGTCGGTCATGACCGGCCCTCCGCCTTGGCGAGAGCGGCGCGAGCGCGGTTTCTCACCTCGATCACCGCAGCACGTTGCCATTCCCTATCGTCAGGTCCGTCTGTACGTCCGGAGAGAGTGTCGTTCGCGTAGAGATAGATGCTTTCCAGCGCATCCAGAAGGTCAGGTGCAGCGGCTATCAGCCGTGCGTCATCGTGGGAGAAACAGACATAGTCCATCCGCACCCGATCTTCGTCGTCAAGGAACGGATAGCCAACGCAGTATTCGCCATCGCGGTATCCATATCCTACCTTGGAGCGAGTATCGTTCCTTGGCGGCAAGGTGGGGGATACGACAGTGGACGAGCCGCCCATCGGTATGGCCCTCCAAGGGCCTGGAGTGTGCTTGCTCATATGCGCGCCCCTTCAACTCGAAACACCGGCGGCTCTCCTCGGAAATCGAGATCAAGCCGGCTCGGCAACGCATCGACGAGCGCGTCCGTCTCAAAGCACATCTGCTTCAACCGGCGCTTTTCTTCTTCGTTCTGGCAAGCTCTGGCGGCTGCATAGGCCGCTTGGTTCAGAGCGCGGAGGGCGTCGGCGTAGCTCATGCTGCACCTGCCTTGGCGGCAATCTGCTTGGCCGAGTAGATCGCGTTGTTCGTGATTTTCCGCTGCCATGCGCCGTTCTTCGGCGACCAGTTCCAGGCTGCGCCTTTCAGGGCGGAAATGATCTCGGCAGAGGGCTTGCCGTCGAAAATGATCTGCAGGCGCTCAATGTCGTGATTGGCGACTATGAGGACATCGCCGATGGCGAACTCTTCCTTACCGGTCTTCGCGCCTTCTGGTTTGGGAGGGGCGACATAGCCGACGGCCTTCACTGCCTTGATGGAAGCAGCCAAGGCTCGGTCCTGCCAGTCATAAAGCTCCTTGGCCTTCTTCTCGTAGGAGTTCCAGATTTTCTCCTGACGACGAACAGGGAAGTTCGCTGGGCCGGTGATCATCGTCGACATCATTCGGCTGCGAGAAGACCAGACCTCAGAGAGGCGCTTGAGGTAGTTTTCCCGGTAGCGCTCAGACTGCGCGACCGCTTCGGCCATGCGCTCATCTGTGTCAGCGACAGAAACGAGCTTGGCGTTGAAGTTGGTCATGTGCGCCACGTAATCGGCGACTTCGCTTTCACCCCGGCGCTCGGGGCTGTGGCTGGTACCTGCATGCGCCCGGATGGCGAGCTGCAGGTTCACGTCGGAAGCTTGCGGCTCACGCATAGAACTGATCCTCGTTGGTGATGCCCATGATGGATCTGGCGTAGTCGTAGTGACCGCGACGGGCAGAGATCGCCCCACGGACCCACGTCGGGCCTTTCCAGGCATTTGCTTCGATGAACGGACCGGCGAGAGCACCCATCCGCTGGGCTTCGATCGCCATGTAGGCGTTGCAGTCGTCGAGCGTCTTGACGCTGTTCCAGCGGGCGTCCCGCTTGGACTGTTCCGTTTCGATTGATCGAATGTGCTGCATCGCCGTCATCCTCGTTTGGGTCCAGCAGACCGTTTCGCGGACTTCGCTTTGAGCGGGCTCAGTCGGCTGCTGTTGAGGAGAATATGCATTACGCATTATTGTGCGTCAAGCATAAAAGATGCAGAACGCATTTTATTTTGTTGACCGTCGGCAACGCCGGGGCTTATGCATAGGCAATCGACGGGCGACCGGGTGCAATTCCCGAGCTGGTGAAGCCCGAGGCGCGGGGAGCGAGAGTCCTGCTGTGCTGCCAGAAAATGCAGGACGGATCAGCCGCAAGGCATCCTGCTAGAGCGACCGACCGAACGACGGTTCAAGCCCGAAGCACACGCTCCTCCTGCTCTTCAGGGTCTTTACAGGCTTTGAGGGGTAGGGGGAGCTTTGCTTCACTCCCTCCCTTCTCTCGGGTTCAAGACCAGAAAAACAGATACCTTGAGGAGAGTAGATGGTCTCTCTGAAGCGCGAAAATAAAATTCATAGTTGCTGTCGCGGGTTAGCGCGAATCAGCGCGCCGAAGCGAAAAATCGATTCGACTCTTCCATCAGGATTTGCTTTTAATCCGAGAACGAAATGAGAACAAACGGGAGAAGAGAATGCCGCGTGCTCCAGTCGACCACCCCGAAGCAATGCGCCTGGTCGTCGAACTCTCGAGCTTATACGTCGCCTGTGACGACTGCGGTCACTCCCGCGTTCTGCATCTCTCGAACCTGAAGAAGGCCGCCGAACTGGGCGTCCACAATTACATGCAGCTCTGTCGGAAGATCCGGTGTAGCGAGTGCCCGAAGACGCCGCCGGCATTGCGCAATCTCACCATTCGCCCGACCTGGGTCGATCATGGCCAGCTTCAGACCGTGGCGTGAAATACGATCTTGTGGATCGAGAACACTTGGTCAGTGTCGAAGGAAAGCTCCTGCGTCTCTCCCTCGTCGGGATTATGCTGCCATAGGCGAGTGACGCTGGCCGATCGCGACACAAATCGCTTGATGTAACTCTCCCGGCCATTTTCTTCATCGGTGATCAGCTGCACGACGACATCGTCACCTTGACGAACAGGCTCGTGCGGGTTCAGCCACACAGTCTCGCCTGCATAATACCGCGGCTCCATGCTCGTTCCGTAAACGCGGACGGCATAGGCGCCCTCGACGCCTTCGAGCATAGGCGGGATGAAGACCCGGCCCACTTCTGATCCGTTTAGAACGAAGCGGCCATTCGGGCCGCCTACTGTTTGCCCGAGCAGGGGCAGAAAATTGTCGGTGGCAAATGGCTGGTAGCGAGGCGGGAAGCTGGCATTCGGTTTGGTGCGGGTTTCCACAACCGGAACACGCTCGTCAGCGGCTGCACCCGTTGGGCCATCGCCTTTGCCTCTCATCAGCCAATCAAGCGAAATCTTGTATCGGCGCACATAGAGATCTGCCTCCCTGGTGATCCCCCGAGTGCCGTTCTCGTGCTGCGAATACGTGGGGTAGGGCACGCCAAGAGACTCGGCCGCCGCCTTAGCTGTTTTGAAGCCAGCCTTCTTCCTCGCAGCTTTCAGGCGCTGCCCGATTTCAACATCATCTGCCATATGCACGTTCTACCGAAAACAAAAATGCAAGAGGCATTGACACGAAAGAATGCGTAAGGCATTTAATATGCATGACGCACGATCTGAACCACTCCGAGAACATCAAGGCCGCGATGAAGACGCTCGGCCTCAACCAGCCACGCTTTGCCGATGAACTCGGCGTTGACCAGGGCACAGTGTCCAAGTGGATCAACGGCAAAGCAAACCCGTCGGGACCAGTTCTTAAGCTGATCGACCGGATGCTCGCCGACCACGTGGCGCAGGTTTCGGAGGCCGCAGAGTGAACATGATCCGGTACGAAACAGCCGGATCGGTACCGGCGACCATCAATCCCGCCAACGCGAAGCTGCCAGCCAGCTACGAAACCGCGAAAAACGCCCTGTCGAATTGCGTGTCGATCGACGAGTGCCAGACATGGGCCGACAAGGCCGCCGCCTTGGCTTCCTATGCGAAGCAGGCAAACGACGACGAGCTGATGAAAATGGCAACCCGCATCAGGGATCGAGCCATTCGTCGAGCCGGCGAACTTCTCAAGCAGATCGAGCCGAAAAAAGGCGGGGATCGAAAATCCGAGGAATATCAAACGGCCGGCAACGGCCCTTTGGTTTCTCGAAAAGAAGCTGGGGCAGGAGCCGGGATGTCGGATCGACAGATCAAGACAGCAATCCGCGTGGCTAATGTTCCGGAGCAAGAATTCGAGCGCCAGGTCGAAAGCAACAACCCGCCAACGGTGACGAAGTTGGCAGAGCAGGGCACCAAGGCCGCTCCAAAGCCAGTCGTCGATCTCAAAGGCCGCGACCCCGGGGAATTCAACCGCTCCATGCATTTCGTGGCTGAGTTCGAGGATTACGCAAAGGCAATCCGGTCTTTCGATCTGGAAAAGATGCTCCCGGCGCTGACGCCAGTCGAAGCCAGCCGCATCCGCGTAGCGATCACGGAGATCGACGCGATCCACGACCGCATCATCACGAGGATCTGAAAAATGCAGGAATCCAGCATCTATCCGGAAGTGAGGAAATTCATCGCCGAGAAAGTTGCGCGCGGTGATGTCGTCGTCATCGACTGGCTCACGCACGAGATCGTATCGAGCAAAGCTGCGATCACCGGCACCGACACGGAATTTTACCGCATCTGCGCTTTCACCCACGTGAAGGACGTCGTGAAGCGGTGCATCGGAAAGTACGACGGACAGCCGAAGACAGACCGGCAGCTGACGCTCGACGGGTTCGAGCACCTGCAGGTCGCCTACACAGTAATGCGGGATGATCAGATTGTTCTCGTTCCCGTCGATCAGATGACGGACGAGGAAATCGAAGCACGGGCAAAAGAATACGAGGCTATGGCCCTCGGGTGCCGTGCTCATGCTCGAGAACTCCGTTCTTACAAATCTGCTCGTCGAGACGCGGCATGACCGACCTCACCACCAAAGCCCGCGAACTGATCAGCGAAGACCCGGCGCTGGCAGAGGAGATCCGCCGGCAGCTTTCCGTTGCCAACGTCTCCACTCTCCCGCGTAGGCAGAGAGAATGCTTCGAGGTCATCAAGACCTTTGTCGCCGAGAACGACTATGCGCCCACGCTCGCGGAAATCGCTGAACGCATGGGGTTGGCGTCTCGTGGCAACGTCAGCTTGATGGTTGCCAGCCTCCAGAAGCGAGGACTCGTTAAGCGCTCCGCCGAAGGTCGTCGGGCAATCTCCACCGTGGAGGCCGCGTAAATGCTCGCCGTCGGTTTCATCATCGGCATGTTCTTCACCTGCGCTGTCACTGCGCTTCTCGATCATTTTCGATCCACAGCGCCGATCCTTCCCCAGTCCGGGGAAGATGCTTCGTTTCATTACACTCGCCTGCGAGCTCAAGGTTCCACGCTCAGCTTTCAGGCTCATCACAACCCGTCGAGAGGCGGGAACGCATAACCATCTGACACCGCCTGCCCGACGAATAGCAACATAGCCAGGGCAGGCGGTCTCGAATGGAAAACTTCAACCCTAAACTGACAATTAGAAAATCCGAAAACAAGGCGAAAACAATGAGTTCTGTAGACGCTTTTACTCCCGATCTGGCTGCGCAGTACGCGCGCCGGATGGTCGAGAGAGAATCCCGCGGAAACGGGGACCAGATGAACGCGCTGGAAAGGGTAGGGCGCCGTTGCGGCATGACCGCCCGTTCTCTGCGCAGGCTTTTGAATGGTGAGACGCGCGACCCAGGGATCGCCGTCTTCGGGAGGATTCGCGCCGCGTACCTTGATCTCTGCGCGCGGCAGATAGCGGCACTACAGCACGAACTGGAGATCGAGAAAGCGAGGATCGGCGATGCTTCTTTGGAAGATCTTGGCCGCGAGGTGGAAGCTCTGGCTGAAAAGGTCAGGCAAGCAAAAGGAAGGTGATGGCAATGGCAGCAGCAGCGACAGTCGGCGACAACAGTAAGGCGGACCGCGAACGGCGCGTCTCCTTCTCCTATTATCACCGGAAGGACAGGGAGCTTGCGGCGAAGATCCGCGAGCTCAATGAGCAGAAGAAGTCGAACCGGCAGAACGCCAAGGCAGCAGGCTTCCCCTCGCAGAAGCTGGACCACTATCTCAAATCCTTCCAGGCGGAAGACCAGCAGAAGCCGGTCGACAAGCACCGGTCCGAGCGCGAGAACCTGATCTGGCTCGGTCTCATCCATGAAGACCCACAAGGCGATCTTCTCGCCGACCGCGCTTCCAAGGAGCAGCTGATCGCCGCCCAGGGCTTCCATGCAGGCGTCAACGGTCTTGACCGTGTCTCGAAATATGCCGCCGGCAGCACCGAGGATAAGGCGTGGCTCGAGTCCTACGATGCCGGACGAAAAGAATACGACACCGTCATCCCCGACATCATGGCCCGCATCAACGCGGAAGCCGACAAGGAAGCGCCTCCCGAGGGCGAAGACGACTGACCAGTTCCTCCCAGGCGGCTCGCTGTCCTCCCAGAGCTGAGCCGCCCACCTAAGCCACGCGAATGTGGCCTTTCTTTTCCAACGCCTACGGAGGTTACCGTGATTGTAATGGGCTTAGACCTTGCCACCCGCAGCGGTTGGGCTGTACGCGACAGCGCGAGACATCGGTCCTCGATCCTCTGCGGCACCTTCACCGTCAAGGATTATGACTGGGAAGAAAAGTACGCGATTGCGGCCAATCTCTTCTATCGCCTCGTGAAGGAGCACAAGCCCGACTTCGTCGCGATCGAGCGCCCCGAGCATGGTGTTCGCCAGTTCAAGAAGAAGGGCAAAGCCGACCTCACCGGGCAGGAGGAGACAATCTCCACCATCAACCCGGCCGCCCTGCAGCTTACCGGCATCGCCGGCGCCTGCATCGCCATTTGCCAGATCCGCGGCATCCCGTACGGCACCATTGCCGCCGTATCGTGGCGTCCCGTCTACTTCGGCAAAGGCGTCAAGCCGGCTGAAGGCAAGGACTGGAAAGACCTCGCCATCGAATATGCCGAGCGCGAGCACATCGCTCTGCCATCCACCAAGGCTGAACAGCGTGACGCGGCCGAGGCGATCGGCGTCTGCACTTGCTGGGCTCAATGCGCCATCCCTGAGATCAAATGGATGCAGGAGCGGTTCATGGAACTGCGCACCGGTGCGTTCGATGCAAAGCGGAAGGCTGCAGCATGAACGCCTATGATGCATTCCTCGCCCGAAAGCAGATCACAGACCCGTCGACCGGCATCACGCGGCGTCTCGTGCTACCCGAGTACCTCAAGCCTCACCAGACCGACATCACTGCATGGGCGCTTCGTCGCGGCCGATCGGCGATCTTCGCCGGCACAGGGCTTGGCAAGACGCTTATGGAGCTCGTCTGGGCCAAGGAGGTAGCGCAGGAGACGCGCCGGCCGGTTCTGATCCTGGCACCTCTCGCCGTCAGCCATCAGCACGTTCGCGAAGGCAACAAGTTCGGCATATCGGCCACGGTTGTTTCGTCTCCTTCGAACGAGACGATCGATATCACCAACTATCAGAAGTTCGATCGGTTTGATCTTTCAGAGTTTGGCGGGGTCGCTCTCGATGAAAGCTCGATCCTCAAGAACACCGATGGCAAATACCGAAACCAACTGATCGAGGAGTGCGCGTCGGTCCCGTTCCGCCTCGCTGCGACTGCTACACCCGCACCGAACGATTTCATGGAGCTCGGCAACCACGCTGAATTCCTGGGCGTCATGTCCTACACCGACATGCTCTCGACTTTCTTCACCCATGACGGCGGCGATACGCAGAAGTGGCGACTGAAAGGCCACGCCGAGTCCGAGTTCTGGAAGTGGATGGCATCGTGGGCCGTCATGCTTCGTATGCCTTCCGATCTCGGCTACGACAATACTGGCTACGACCTGCCGCCGCTTCGCTATCACCAGCATACAGTCAGTGTTGACTACGCCCCGAGCATGGACACTGGCCTGTTGTTCCCGATGGAAGCCAGGACGATGCAGGAGCGTATAGCGGCGCGGCGCGATAGCGTCGAGGAGCGCGTCGATCTCGCTGCATCATTGACGCCGGCAGGTAAGCCTTTCGTATGGTGGTGCAACCTCAATAGCGAGGCAGAAGCCCTCACCAAGGCAATCCCCGGCGCGGTCAATCTCCACGGCGGTCTCAAGGATAGCGAGAAAGAGCGCATCCTCCTCGATTTCAGCGATGGCAAGATCGAGAAGCTGATCACTAAGGCATCACTGGCCGGGTTCGGCATGAACTGGCAGCACTGCGCCGATACCGGCTTCGTTGGCCTCAATGACAGCTATGAGCAGCTGTATCAGGCTGTCCGCCGCTTCTGGCGCTTCGGCCAGACCAAGCCTGTCAACGCCCATATCATCGCATCCGAAATGGAAGGCGCCACCGTCGCCAACATTCGCCGCAAGGACCACGACGCCGAGCGGATGGCCGCCGCGATGGTGATGCACATGGCCGACCTGTCGAGCCAAGAGGTCCGCGGCATGATCCGCGACCGACCTGACTACGATCCTCAAATTCCGTTGCGCCTGCCAGAATTTCTGGAGGCGGCGTGATGAGCGATGAAAAGCGGGCGCACAAGAACGCCATGGCAAGAGCTAGATATGCGGCAAATCCGGACGCTCGCCGCGAAGGCAACCGGCGCAGCCTTATCAAGCAGAGATACGGCATCACCGTGGAAGGCAAGGCAACAATCCTGTCAATGCAGGGCGGCAAGTGTGCGATCTGCCAGACATCTAAACCCGCGACGTCAAGCGGGTGGCACGTCGATCACTGTCACGAGACCGGGAACATTCGCGGCGTCCTGTGCCAGCACTGCAACAACATGCTCGGCATGGCTAAGGACAAAACAGAGATTTTAGAGACAGCCATCAAATATCTTGGAAGGAAACGATCGGTGATATCGGACATCAAGTGCGTCAACCAAGTCGTGACGGACAGATATGCAATCTATGAAGGCGACTCCATTGAGTTGATCCGAGCGATACCGACCAACAGCATTCACTTTGGTATCCATTCTCCTCCCTTTGAGGGGCTTTATAAATTCTCCAACTCGGACCGAGACATCTCTAACAATGAGAAGGATGGGTTTTGGGCGCATTACCAGTTCCTCATTCAGGAACTGCTCAGGGTTACCATGCCCGGCAGAATTTGCAGCGTCCACTGCATGCAGTTGCCGACCAGCAAGATACGCCACGGCCACATCGGCATGCGCGACTTTCGCGGCGAGGTCGTCAGAGCCTACGAGGACGCCGGTTGGATATTCCATTCCGAGGTCTGCATCTGGAAAGACCCGGTAGTCGCGCAGCAGCGCACCAAGTCGATAAGGCTGCTACACAAGCAGATCACCAAAGACAGCACCATCAGCGGGCAGGGGCTCGCCGATTACATGCTCATGTTCCGCAAGCCAGGTGATAATCCCGAGCCGGTCGACGGCATGTTCGACCGCTACGTCGGCTATGGCAACGAGCCTGCTAGCGTAGACAGCCGCATCGCATCGGGAAAATCGTCCGCTGACGCTGAAAAGTGGTTCTCGATCGAGGTTTGGCAGCGTTACGCCTCTCCGGTCTGGATGGACATCAACCAGACCAGAACCCTGCAGTATCGCGCTGGCCGAGACGAAAAAGACGAGCAGCATATTTCCCCGCTACAATTGGATGTGATCGAACGATGCATCGAACTTTGGAGCAACCCGGGTGACGTGGTGCTCACGCCGTTCCTCGGTATCGGAAGCGAGGTCTACGGCGCGGTGGCTGCTGGCCGCAAGGGTATAGGTTTCGAGCTTAAGCCGTCCTACTTCCGCCAGGCTGTACGCAACATTGCGGAGCTAGATGAGGCAAAGACCGTCAACCTGTTTGCGATGGATGGTGCAGCATGAACGCTCATCCATCCGATCTCCACAAGCGCAAGCAGGACGAGTTCACCGAAGAGGAGCGCGCGCTTCACTTCGGCCACGCAGAGGAAGTGCAGGAGGTTCCCTGTAACATCCTCGCAGAGCAGGCGCTGCTCGGCGCCATCCTCATGAATAACGAGGCGCTCGACGCTCTACGCGTACCGATCGAGCCGGACCACTTTTATGAGCCGGTCCACCGCCAGATATTCGATGCAGCTGTTGACCTCCGTCGCGCCGGCAGGGTGGCAAATCCTGTCACCGTCAAGAACTTCGTCAACGATGGCATGGTGGGCGATCTCACCATGGCCCAATACCTCGCCAAGCTCGTACAGGCGGCCGTCAGCGTACTGAACGCGCCGGACTATGCCCGCGCCATCATTGAGACAGCTGCGCGCCGTGCCTGCCTCACTCTCAGCCAGAAGATGGAGCAGACGGCCTATTCCAAAGAGCTCGACATCATGGACGAGTTCGACGCTCTGCGGGCGAAGTTCGAAGCTGTAAGCCGTGCGCTGAGTGGTGAGGAGAAGACAAAGACGCTGGCTCAGGCGTCGAAGCGCTCGCTTGCGTCGACCGCGCTGGCCTACCAGGGCAAAGGCCTGTCAGGCGTCGACTATGGCGTTCCCTTCCTGATGCAGATGATCGGCCCGCTGTTGCCGGGCCAAGAGGTCATCATCGGCGGCATGACCAAGCACGGCAAGTCTTCGCTGATCGAGCAGATGGTTGCCGGCGCCGCGATCAACGGACACCCGGTCTGGATCAACTCCGGTGAAATGAAGGATGAGGAGCTCGCCCGCCGAGCGCTTGCCCGTCTCACCGATATCAAAGCCTGGCAGCAGGTTCGCGGAAAAGTCAGCGACCATGATTACGAGAGGCTTGAGACAGCGCGCCGCAATGCCGAAACCTGGCAGGATCGGGTATTCATCCGCGATGACACGATGACGCTCCGGCAGATCGATCGCGACCTTGCCGACTTCTCCAAACGCAATCCTGGCGGCATGGCTGTCGTCGACCACGTCGGCCTCGTTGAAAAAGACAGCACCCACGCCAGGACGAACGACGCCGAGTTCTCCTCGATCGTCACCCGCAAGCTGAAGGTCTTCGCCGGGAACTACAAGCTCCCGATCGTCGCGGCAGCGCAGCTCAAGAAGAACATCTTCGAAATCACCGATCGGACCATCAACCGCAAGACCTTCATGAAGGTGATCGGCCGGCGCCCGAAGGCTGCCGACTTGTTCGGTTCCTGCGAGAAGGACGCGGACCACGTCATCACGCCGTTCCGTGCGGAGGCCGTCATGGATGAAAACGAGCCCGCCGAGATCGATGACCTCCACGTCGTATGGGAAGAGGTTATGGGCGACGTGCGCAACAAGGCAGAGATTGTGCTCGCCCTGTCGCGTCACACCCGCTGGCCGCAACGCAAGTCCGTCGGATGGGACGGGCCGCGAACCATGTTCACCGATCTTCACCAAAACCAGCAAGGGAGCTTCCTGTGAACCACTGTGGCTTCGGCACCCTAAAGCGCCCAACCGGCTTCATCGCCTGGATAAGATTATATCACCACGGCGAGAACCGCACCCTCCGCCACGGCCGGGACGACATCATCTTCCCGTCGGAAGCCGAAGCAGAGGCCGCGGCAAAGAACGAGTTCCTCCGCCAGATGAACAGCCCGATCGTATCCGAGGCGATCACCGGCCCGACCAGCAAGAAGGCGCTCGCCAAGGCTCAGGCTCATAAGCTCTTCCGAGGAGGAGGCAAGGTGATCGAAGTTGAAAGCAAGGGAAAAGCAGCATGAACGCCATCGTCAGACAAAACCTCTCGGAAGCATCCGAGCTTTGGAAATCCGGCAAATCGATAACCGAGATTGCCAACATGTATGGCGTCAGCCGTCAGTCGATCGCGGGCTTCATGAACCGCAACCGTGGACTCTTCCCGAAGAGGAAAGGAGGCCTGACGGTCGAGAGCTACAGCAACGGCGCTCCGGCTCGATCGTCCCGCCGCGTGAATATCCAGCGCGTCAGGCGGGCGAAGAAAGAAGCCGTGCAAGGCATGAACCAGGGAGACGAGCGGATCGAGTTCTACCCGACCGCCTACGATAACGAGCGCAAGCTGAAGGCTAAGACGTTTCTGGAGATCGGCCAACACGAATGCCGCTGGCCGCTAATGGATGGGCAGGAGATCAAGTTCTGCTCTGCGGCGACCGAGGCCACCTATTGCACCCACCACAGCCGCCGGGCCTACCGTGTGAGGTTCGAATGAACGCCGTATCCATTTCCCCTCGCGAGAAAGAAGTCCTCACGCTGGTAGCCGACGGCAAGACCTCGGCGGAGATCGCGGCCGTTCTCGGTATCTCCTATCACACGGCCAGCGGCATCAAAGAGCGGCTGAAGGTCAAGTTCGAGGTCTACAAGGAGACGGCCCTCATCGCTGCCGCGTTCAGGAGAGGGGTGCTGTCGTGACGCCAATGTCCGATCATCCCGAGGCACTCGCGATATTCGCTGAATACGGCATCGCTGTCGTGCCGGCGCATGTCATGCCCTCGATCGGACAGACAAGAGCAATAGCCACGCTGGACCGCATCAGAAAGCGCCATGGAGAGGCGCACGCTCGCTTCGTCGTCATGACGCTATCAGAGACCGCAAACAACAAGGCGTTCATTGACGAGACGTCTCTGTGGGTTGTGAGCGACATGGCCCGAGCTGCGGCAAAGAACTTCCCCGAACTGGTCGATAACAATGTCTCCGCATGGTTCGACTTCTTCGACAAAATCCCGCTGGGCTATCTACAATACTGGGCTTTCGACCTGGATGGAGTGGTCTCCAAACGACATGCCCTTGGGGGGATGATATACGAGAGGATGCGGCGGCGCTTCGGAGCGCTGGCGGTCCAGCCCGATCTTCTGGACGACCGACGAGGAGCAGCATGAACAAGGAAGAAATCATAGATCTCTTCATCAAGGGTGCAACGATCGAGAAGCGCTTGCCGGCAGAGTTCGCAAGGCCCGAGCCGCTTCGAGCCCAGCACATCCCGTACTATCACACCGCAGAAGACATGCGCGGCTGGTTCTCGGTGAACGGGCGGACCCGGAGCGAACGTATCGCCAACCGGAAGAAGACCGGGGACCAGCAGGAGGACGGCGATCTTGGCCGCTACATCGAAGAGCGCATGGCGATGTGGGACCCAGACCACCAGAAGCTTGAGGCGACCGACGTCAGCGACTGGGAACGCCGCCTAAGCCTCATCGCCATGGTCAGCGTCGAGAAGAACCGGCGCGCTCTGTGGGCGTGGGCAAGGGCCAAGGCCGGCGGGAAACCATTCACCAAGTGGTGCAAGTCAGAAGGCATTCACGAAATGACCGGACAACGCAGAAAAGACAAGGCGATAAAAGAATTGGCTCATCTGTTGCGCGAGCCGTCGCAGCATAGTCAAAACGGCGAAATTGCTGTGTTGCCTCTACCCCCTGTTTTTTGGCATGTTTCAGATAACATCGCAGCCGACGCGCCGATTGACGAGCGCACCGCCTACAGGGAGCCGGATGCGAAGCCGATGGCAGAGTTCTTCGACAGCGAGTTGACCAACTTCGACTGGGCCATCAAACAGAACGAAAAGCGCAAGGCGCGCGAGGCCAAACGCCGCGAGGAAGAGGCCAAGAAGCGCCAGGCCGCATAGATAGGGAAGAGGTGACATCTATCCGCCTCTGCTACTGCAGAGCTTCCCGACCCCACACAGCCCGCCCGGTTCGCCGAGGCGGGCTTCGCATTTCAGGAGAGCGAGATGACTGACATTGAGGTCGCGCGCAAGGCCGCAGCCGAGGCGCAAGTGAGCCCAACGGTCAAGAAGATGATCCTCCCCGGTGATTTCGATGCGTGGCCGAACGTGCAGGGCGCTCTCAATGCCGTCCGTATGGTCCGCCAAGCTGCATGACCACAGACGCCTTCATCACTCTCCTCATCGTCATCCTGGTATCTGGATGGCTCTCACTGTGGATCGTCCCATGACGCGCAAAGAACGCTCGACAATCACGATCATGATCACGGTCGCCGCTATCGCCTTCGGGATCGCCGGGCTCGCGTCACTTGCGGGGTGTGGGCATTACGAACCGCCAGGTCGCGATCTGTGGCGGGCGCTATAAAGGAGACCTGACATGCTCGGCACCATCCTCCTCATCATCCTGATCCTGCTCCTCATCGGAGCCCTCCCGAACTGGCCTTACTCGGCAAGCTGGGGTTACGGACCGACCGGAGGCGTTGCTCTCGTTCTCACGATTATCATCATTCTGGTCTTGCTGGGGCGGGTTTGACCCAAGGTGCCGTATGCCATCTCTGAGTGCGAAGCAGCGCCGGTTCGTCTCCGAGTACCTGATTGATCTGAACGCTACCAAGGCGGCCATACGAGCTGGCTATAGCGCTAAGACGGCGCGCAGTGTCGGGTCAGAGAACCTTTCAAAACCTGACATCGCTGCAGCCATCGCCAAGGCGCAAGAGAAAGTCGAGAAGAAGGCGGAATGGACGGCCGCTGACAGGCTTCAAGCCCTCAAGACGATCTTCGATAGCCACGCGGAGAAAGACGCTCGGGTGGCGATCTCTGCGATCGCTGAGGCCAACAAGATGCAGGGCAGTTATGCCCCGCTGAAGCGCGAACACTCCGGCCCGAACGGCGGCCCGATCGAGTACGCCAACCTGACCGAAGAGGAAATTGATGCTCGCATTGCAGCCCTCGCAGCTGGTGCTGGCGAAGATGAGCCTGAGGGAGAAGCGTGAATACCTCGCCCTTCTCGAAGCAAAGCGGAAGAGGCAGGCAGAGCGAGAGCAGAGGGAGCGCGTCGAGGCAGACGCCGGTGGATGGAAGGCAGAGAAAGAGCGCTGCGCCGCCGACATCCTTTACTGGTTCGACAAGTGGGTTTGGACATACGACCCGCGCTTGGTAGGCAAGCCAGGCGGCGCCTACGTTCAATTCAGGCTCTGGCCAAGGCAGCGCGAAGCCGTTCTCTGGCTGCTGGAAAAGATCAGGCGCGAGGAAGAGGGGCTTATCGAGAAAAGCCGTGACACCGGGGCGACCTACATCACGGCCGGCGTAGCGCTGCATCAGTGGCTCTTTAACCCGGGCTTCAAGGCAACGTTCGGCTCTCGCAAGGTCGATTACGTTGACAAGAAGGATAACCCGGACAGCATCTTCGCCAAGATACGGATCATGGGCCGACGCCTGCCTCCTGAGATGCTCCCCGAGGGCTTCTCGTGGGCGCAGCACGACAACTACATGCGCCTGGCCAACCCCGAGACAGGCGCTGTGATATCGGGCGAGGGCGGCGAGGATATGGGCCGCGGCGGTCGATCCTCGATGTACGTCGTCGACGAAGCGGCATTCGTTCCGAACGCTGAGGTAGTCGAGAAGGCACTGTCCGGCAACACCGATTGCGTCATCTGGGTTTCGTCGGTCAATGGCATGGGCAACCTCTTCGCCCGCAAGCGCCACTCGATCCTTAAGCCAAACCAGATCATGCGCATCCACTGGCGCGATGATCCTCGCAAGACAGAAGAGTGGGCCGCGAACAAGCAGGCCAGCTTCTCCGACCCGACCACATGGGCGAGCGAGTACGATATCGACTACAGCGCATCGGTGGAGGGCATCTGCATCCCGGCGCTGTGGGTGGAGAGTGCTAAGCGCCTTCGCAGCCTGGAGCCACGCCTAAGGCCGAGCAACGATGGCCGCCTTGGCGTGGACGTCGGCGCCGGCAAGGCCAAGTCAATTGTCGTCCCCAGGCGGGGGGCGGTCGTCGAGGTGCCGCATAGCCGCGGTGATCCTGATACCACCGAGACTGCCTGGTGGGCGCTTGAAGCTGCCTTGTCAGAGCGGTGCGACACGCTGAACTTCGATGCCCCTGGCGTCGGTGCAGGCGTCTCGTCCACGATGATGCATCGGTCGGACGATCCAGAGAAGGCGAGGCTGTTTGCGCACCTGACGGTGACGCCGATCAACACCGGCCTTCCGCCCTCGGAAGATCGGGAATGGCCGGACGGTCGAACCTCGGTAGAGATGTTCGGGAACCTGAAGGCTGAAATCTGGTGGCTTTGCCGCACGGCCTTGCAGCGCACGCATGAGCACGTCCTGTGGCTCGAAGGTAAGGGCGGCCTGCAGCACGAGGTCACCGACCTTCTGGCGCTGCCCAGTGGCGACAAGGAATCCGACGAGCTCTGCCTGCAGCTCTCCCTGGTGAAGTGGGGGCGCAATGAAAAGGGCAAGATCGTCATCGAACGGAAAGAGGCGCTCGCAAAGCGCGGTATCGCATCGCCTGACTATGCTGATGCGCTGATGCTGACATTCGTGGACCCGCCGGCAGGACCGACGGTCGCCATGTTCCTGAGCAAGAGGCACCGATGAACCAAGTTGTACGGCTGGCAAACTACGCACAGCGCCGGCTCGGCAGCATGTTCCCGGCCTTCTTCCCGGGTCAGAACGTCAAGCATGACTACTACAAGGACTTCGGCTGGCCTGAGACGCTGACCTTTGATCAGCTCTACAAGATGTATCTGCGCAACGGCGTGGCTGCTGCCGGCGTGGACAAGACGGCACTGAAGACATGGCAGGACGCGCCATTCCTCCTTGAGCAGGAGCGCGACGGCTCGGAAACCGGCCCGCAGAAGGAAACGACACTCGAAAGGGATATCCGCAAGAAGTTTGCCGCGCTGCGCCTGTGGGCCAAGCTTGCCGATGCGGACCGCATGGCAATGGTGGGCGGCTATTCCGGCGTGATCCTACGGGTGAGGGACGGCAAGGCATTCGACCAGCCAGTCGACCGCGTACCGGGTGGGCTCGATGGTCTTTATAAGGTCGACCCGGTCTGGAAAGGTCAGCTCACGGTCGCCGAATATGATGCTGATCCTCGGTCGGAAACCTATGGCGAGCCGACCATGTATCAGTTCACCGAGTCCGCTCTGGACGGTGACAAGAAGCAGAATCGCCAGCTTCGCATCCATCCCGACCGCGTGCTGATCTGGTCGGAAGACGGCACGATCTATGGCCGGTCGATCCTTGAACCTGGCTTCAACGACCTGATTGACATGGACAAGGTCAAGGGCGCGGGGGGCGAGGGCTTCTGGAAGAACGCCAAGTCGGCGCCGGTGCTCGAAATCGACAAGGAAGCCAAGATCGACCAGATGGCGAAGGCCATGGGTGTCACGGTCGAAGAGCTTGCCGACAAGATGAACGATCAGGTGGCCGACTATAACGCCGGCTTCGATCAGCTTCTGATGCTCATGGGCATGCAGGCGAAGCAGCTCAATGTTACGCTGCCGTCGCCCGAGCACTTCTTCGGAACCCCGCTGAGCTCGTTCGCAGCCTCCATCACTATGCCGGTGAAGATCCTGATCGGCATGCAGACAGGCGAGCGCGCCAGCCAAGAGGATGCAGACGAGTGGGCGCAGACCTGCATGTCGCGCCGCGCCAATATCACGCATCCGAACATCATGGAGTTTGTCACACGGCTCGTTCGCTTCGGCATCCTGCCGGAGAAGGACTGGTTCATCGACCAGGCCGACCTGACAGAGGCATCGATGGGCGAGAAGATCGACCGCGCCGTGAAGATGGCCGACGTCAACCAGAAGACCGGCACCACCGAGTGGGTCTTCACGCCCGAGGATATCCGCGGCGCCGTCGGCTATGAGCCGCTGGACGAAGGCGACAAGTATCGAGACGAAGCGACGGATGAAGAAACCGCCGCATCTCTCGGGAAACCCACACCCACACAGGAATAATCGCTCATGCCCCAGGTGCGTGTGAACGTCAGGTCACTGGCGAACGTGAAGGCTGTCCGCAAGGAAAAGCGCAACGGCCGTGATGTGGTTATCGTGCCCTCGGCGACCCTGCCGGACGACATCATCATGAACGGGATCAAATACCCGTCCGAGGAGATCGAGAAGAGCTATCTGACGCTCAACCGGTCGCCGGCTCCACTCGGTCATCCGCTGGTCAACGGCAAGTTCATCTCCGCCCGAGACCCGGAAGGCGTCAACATCGGCCATATCGGGGCATGGAACGAGAACGTGCGCCGGGAAGGCGGCCGCGTGCTGCTGGACAAGGTGATCGATGTTGAGGTCGCCAACCGCACGGAAGGCGGAAGGGCAGTTCTTGCCGCGATTGAGGCAGGCGGCCCGGTCCACACCTCGACTGGTCTTCTCGCCACTATGGAGACGGTCAACGCCTCCGATCACAAGCGCATTGCCCGAAACATGGTGTTTGACCATGACGCGATCCTCATTGGCGAGGAGGGCGCAGCCACCCCCGATCAGGGCGTCGGCATGCTCGTCAACGCCAAGGGCGAGATGGAAGACATCGAGGTCGTCAACTCCGCACTGACGGACGCCGCCGACCAGGAAATCGACTGGGCTGGAACACGCCTCGTTGAAGCTCTCATGCGCCGGAAGAACGTCGGCCTGTGGGAGAAGACCAAGACCGCAATGATGGAAGCCTTGGGCTTCAACGAGCGGGAATCCTCAACCAACACGAAGGAAGAC